ATTAACTGATCGTCAGACATATTCCAAAGATCTAACTGCATAGCAATCATTGACCAATGGTTACGGTAAGACTGACCGAAATACATAGCATAAAGAGCTTTCTGCTCATTATCATAATTGGAGTAATCACATATTACTTTACCAACGTGGTGGTGATCGAGATCGCCTTCAACAAAACGAACATGCGTAACACGAGCGAACGCTTCAATTCTATTTTCAGGCAATCTCCAATCTACATAACCAGGAAGATCTCTAACCTTAACATAATCTAAATTCATCCGAAAAATGACTCCAGGTTTGCTTCTTCAGCTTTGCCATAAGGATCCTTCATACCATGCGCATGAAGATAATCATACCACTCTTTACTTTCCCACATACCAGGAGACACGCCATTCCACAATGGGCGTTGAAGATGATGAGATTTATTCAATCTACGTTCATCAACAAACTGTCTACGTAGAACTTCATACTCATAAGATTTTAACTCTAACATCTTTTCACGGAAGTAACAAACTACCGAGATTCTTTCGCAATTAGGATTATCAGGGCTATTAAGTATAATAGGAGTATTACCATGTATGATTTCATGGTTATTAACGAGAAGAAGATCGCCAGGACGGACGTTAACAGCAACACGATATTCAGGAAATATAAGATAACCACCAGTGTATTCTCCTGTTCCTAAGACAAGTAGATTAGAAAGACCAGAATCAAGATCTCCAGCATCTCTATGAGCAGCTGTACGGAAAGTCTTATTCACTGTAATAGTTGTGAACACAGTTTCCGGTACAAGAAATCTTGGATCCATTTTATCCGCAGCTGCCTTCTGATTAGCCCAACGCCATGGCAACAGTTCTTTGAAACCTCTGTTAAGAGATTGTAAGAATGGATACGATTTAGCAAATAGTTCTGGATTCTTTTCAGTATAAGCAGTCGCACGACCATAAGGAATACGAGGATAACGGTCATACCAACCAGCAACACCAGAGAATACTGACTTAGCATAGTTGGTTGTTGACGCCCACTTCTCTGCTACCTTTATAGCTTCTGCACGGATATCCTCTTTTGGCTTATTAGATAAACCATCAACCCATTTATCAAACCATCCATGATACTCAGGATATACTTTAGTTACCTCTGAACGTAACCAAACAGTTCCTCTTGTTTCATCTGCTGGTTTGAACTTAGGATCGGCGTATTTTGCACGGATCTTTTCAATTGAGTTATCATTAAACAGAGATGCTCCGTCATCCATAAGAAACTCAAGAATCTCATGTTGATAAGGCGAAACCCAATCTCTACCACCTCTGCCTTCACATGCTAACATTGGCCCACGAGGACCAGCAGCAAGACCACGATTCTGCGATTCGGTTGCAGCTTCTCTTAAGCCAACATATGCTTCTTCACATTCTTCTTTTGTAAAGTAGTTCTTACGTAACTTAAATGCGATACGAAGTTCATCATTACCCTTATCGCAGTCTTCACACTCTTTGGAGCCACAATCTGCCTTTGTTGCAACATCACATAATGGAGGCATATAACAATCACAATCCTCCTCAATCAACTTATCATAATGACTTTCATCAAGAAAAGTTCCAAGAAGATGTTCACAATCTAATTTTTCACGAGCAACAATACGTCTTACCATCACGGCCTCCAAATACATTCATCATATATTATATAGTAAATTATCAAATTGTCAAGATCTTTTTTATGTCAGGAGGAGTCCATCCCTCTGGCTTGAGGATCTTTCCATCTTCACGGCGAATGGGTTTACCATCTACTAGTTTTGCCAGGTTTGAGGCGTGTACTTCATCGAATACTCTGTCGAGTGGGATGCCATAAGATGCAGCAGTCCCACAAGCAATGTAAATAATATCAGCCAGTTCTTTCGCAAGATTTTCCAGATCATTTTTCTCTTCACTCTCAAAGTATTCTTTCATCTCTTCAAGCATAAGATCCATACGTAACTTACGTTCACGAATATTAGGAAACTTTGGTTCAACACCAATATTCTGTCCAACAGCTGTCTGAAACTCTTTCACATCTTGATACATATTACCCATTAATCCACTCCGGTGGTTCGCGATTAGTCCATTTATGAAGATGAGTCTTACCCATCTTATAATAATTACGATAGTTGTTGACAGGATCAGAACCAATAACGTATTCTTCTGCCATACAAGAAGGCATTTTTGTCATATCAAACTCTTCTAACTTCTTTGGAGGAGAAGCAAGCATATAGGATATCTCACCATAACATTTATGATGTTTGTCGTAGCGATGAGTATACTCTGCCATAAGAGCAAAGAAATGATCTACGAGCCAATTATAATTCTCGACACTTGAACGAGCCCATATAGCACTCGGATGATTAATGTGCGTAGCTGAGTATATAACTTCTTCACGTGCGTCATCTAATAACCACCATTTCTTTTTCTTAGTTTTAACGGTTCCGTCATCTTTAAGGATGTCTACTTCTAACAGTATCTCTCTACCATCGAGGAGACGGTGAGCAGTCGATAGTAATTGTGCGGACTCGAGGATCATCTTAACTACGTGACGATCCACCATCCACTCGGCGGCTTCAACAGGATTTTCAGAAAGATAAAAGATATTCAATTGTCGTATTCCTTAAACAACTTGAATATAGTATAACCTACAATTAGGTAAAAGGCAAGCCAAATCCACGAAGAGATGTATTCTAATCTCTCGTCGAAGTGTTTATTCAACATATCAAATTCAAAGTATCTCATTTCTTCCATTTCCTAAATGCTTGATCTCTATGATACTTGTTTGCCTTATCATAGAATCTTTCGCCTTCAAGATGTTCGTATTCGTGCTGAAATATTCTTGCTGTAAGACCAGTGAACTGCTTGGTCATTGTTTCTCCGTTAGGAGCTTGAAATCTAACACGAACATGCTGAGATCTTTTTACTTTAATAAGAAGTCCTGGATAAGAAAGGCATCCTTCCTCTAACAGAACCTCTGCTTCAGATGGCTGAATAATCTTAGGATTAAAACATACAAAGTTCTCTGGTTCTCCTCGCATAGCAAAGATACGATATGGTGTTCCTACTTGGTTTGCTGCAACACCAAGAGCACTTCTATCATACATAAATTTTACGAGATTCTGTGCATATTGAATAGGATCGAATGGAGGATCTTTGAAGTCAAACTCTTCACATTGTTCCAATAGATAGGTATCATTTAGTTCCATAATTTACTCCTGAATAGAAGAGAAATTCTTGTGCTTAATAAACTTGACTACGTTAGAGAACTTCTCGTTCATATGTTCTTTATGAGATATAACAATAATATTAGAATCCTTAGCAACATCTCTAATGATATTCATAAGATAATCAGTTGCTGTAATATCGAGAGACGAATCAAATACTTCATCCATAATAAGGAGATTAGTGCTCACAGAGTTACGGAGTTTGGCGATTGCTCTCCAAGTGAATAGAAGAGCCAGATCTATCTTTTGTTTCTCGCCCTCAGAGAATGAAGCATAAGAAAAATCATCTCTAAAACGACTCTTGATGGTTTCGCTGAACTCTTCATTCAATTCAAACTGAACAAAGAAGTCCATAGCTGACAGATACTTGTTAATAAACTTGTTAATGATAGGGATATATTGCTTAATAATCTTAGATTTAATACCACTGTCCTTTAATAGATTAGTAACTGCAGTAAGAATATGTTTGTCTTCAACTAATACATTATACTTACCAGATATATCATCGAGCTCTTTTTCAAACTCAGCAATCTTATTGTCTTTCTTATCTTCATTTACAGTAGATAGACCAGTAATGTCTTTCTCCAGTTGAGAGATATAATTCTCAAGAGAGCGTATATTTGTAGTCGCCTCTATCTTTTTCATATTAAGATCTTGAATCTTATTCTGAATCTCAAGAATATCATCTAACTGTTTCTTGACAGTATCATATTCGGTAGCCAGCTTATCTAAACCCTCATTCAATTCAGCAATCTTATCATTATTGCCTGTTACAATAGAATTCTTATGTTCAACAGTAATAACCTGCAGACATGTCGGGCAGTTATCATTGTCATTAAAGAAACCATTGTTCTCGTTCAGGTTGTGCACTTTTGCTTCGATCTGATGCTTGATCTGCTTGAGCTTATCTATCTTTCTCTTAATTGAATCAGACTGTTCTGTCTTTGTTGTTAGCTTATTAATATCTTTATTAATAGCTTCATATTCAATTTTAAACTTGGCTACCTTTTCATTAGTATCTTTAATTAGATTGTTCTTTTCTTCTATTAGTTTCTCATTATTAGAGTTCATTTCCTTGATATGTTCAAGAGTCATATCAATCTTAGACTGTAGAATCTTTTTATCATTATATGTGTTATTAATAAGTTCTCCGTTAGAAAGAACCTTATCTTTTAATAGAGAATTCATTGTAGTGAATATCTGAAGATCAAGAATATCTTCAATGACCTCTCTACGCTGACCAACTGGCAGCTGCATAAACGGCTGAAATGTAGCTGAACCAAGAATAACAACCTGACAGAATGACTTTAGATTAACCTTGAGTATCTGTTTTTCCAGAACCTCCTGGTAGTCTCTCATTTCTGCTGATTGATTAAGTAACTTATCGTTCTGATAAACCTCAAACACATTTGGTTTAATACCACGAACAATCTTATAATTAACAGTTCCTATAGAGAACTCCACCTCTACAATACAATTCTTTTTAGTAATAGTATTAACTAACTGGCCCTTGGATATCTTACGAAACGGTTTGCCGAATAAACCAAATGTGACTGCATCAAGGATAGTAGACTTACCAGCGCCATTCTGGCCAATGATAAGAGTCATATCCTTTTCACAAAGACTCATTTCTGTAAAGATATTACCAGTAGATAGAAAGTTTTTCCAACGTATTTTCTTGAATAGAATCATATTTACTTCCTGAATAATGTAACATATACATAATCTTTAGCTATTTTATAATTAAACACTGTATGATATACAAAATCACGACAGAATCTATATAAATCTTTATTGGATTCTCCTGTTAATATATCTTTTGGCTTTTTCTTTTTCTTTTTGTGTTTCTTAGACAATAGATTTTTATCATCTATCATATTTTCAAAAAAGTCAATTCTTCTTTTATTGGCTTCAAGAAACATATCTATGAGAGGATCATATCTCATTATTTTCTTTGCTTTTTTTATTTTTCTTTTTATATAATAAGCCACTTGTAATTGGTCTAATATTATCTGATCATGCTCACTTATGTCATTCGATTGAGAGCGCTTCATGATAAAGCTCGACAATTTTAGATTCAAGTTTTGCCTTATCAACGCCTTTAGTCTCCGCTGTTCTAATATACTTCTTGAAGATATCTAAAGTAGACTCAGCTTCATCAATAAGATCCTCTTCTTCTTCGAGGTTCAAATTTAGATGATCTTCAACAATTTGAATATCTACAGGATTCTGTTTCTCTAGATTGTCAATGAATGTTTCAAACCACGCAGGATTATTCTTTTCTTGAATGATTACTTTTATTATCTTACCGGCATATTCTTTATAATCAATCTCAGTCTCTAAGAAACGCTGGTCACCGTCATTATACCAGATTTTCTTAAACATTGTAATAGGATTCTGAATAAAAGTTATTTCCCTCGTCTCTGTATCAAACGTATGGAACCCTCGAGGATCGTTATAATCAGACCAAGTAAACTCAGCATGGCTCCCGAGATAATGAATATTCCCACTGTAAGAACGATGGTGATAATGGCCACTGCAAACGATATCGAATCTAGAAAAAAGGTTCGGATCATCGCCGTGGCTGACGATAGAACCTTTATACATCTCGAATCCCTGCAACTCCAAGTGTCCGAAGCAAATTTGCGCATCTGTTTCCTTTATTAACTTTAAAGCATGTTCACGGTTTTCATCGTTAATCCAAGGCATCAAAAGGAGTTTAAGCCCATCGATTGTTATTTCTGTTGCCTCTTCATATATATTTATCGGATAGCGATTAAACAGTTCGGTGAAAGAAGATATCTTATTTGTATTCTTATGCATCACATCGTGGTTACCCAAGATCTGATGCCACTCAATGTTACGCTCTAATGCTGGCTCAATAAAGTCCTTACGGAGCCGATACGCTGTATTAATGTTAATGAACTTACGTCTATCTACGATATCGCCCAGGTGGATGATTGTTTTGATATTATGCTCGTCCAGATATGGAAAGAACACTTCATCATAGATTCTTTTAGAATAATCATGAAAGGCCAGAGAATCGTTTCTTGCCCCAGCATGGGTATCAGTTATCAGTGCTATCTTCATTCTCTACCTCTGAAAATTTCTCTACTCCTACAAGTTTACTATCTTTTTTAGACTTTGTCAACTTATTTTCATATGAGCGAACAACTTCAGAGGAATACTCATTAGCCTTCAAATGCACTGCATAGTTCACATCGTCAATTAATTCAGAAAAGATATGAGAGTTTTCAAAGTTCTTATGCTTAATATAAGTCTGTTTCTTCTCTTTCTGAATGCGACGGAGAAAAGCATTCCAGGCGATCTGAGTGAAATATGCGAATGGATTATTAGTTTTGTTAGGATCAAACTTGTCGACAGCAGCGATGCAGTCCATAATACCATCTGATACCATATCAGACTTATAGGTATAACCAGAAAAGTTTGGTTTCTTGGCCAGGTTATTACAGATCAAAAGAATTGACTCTCCAATATACTTTGGAACAATCGGTTTTTCGACATCCTTTTCAACTGCCTCTTTGACTTCATTCTTGTAATGAATCATAGCGCCATAGAGAGTCTTGTTATTGATATAATTCTTTGCCATAATAAATTCCTTTAGTAGACTATGCTCTGTGCATGATACTTATATGTACCCTTCATCATAATATTAAATGCTACTGATATTCTTTCTTCTTCAGATTGGCCAGCAAAAACATCATGTGGAAGCCATGAAGGAAACATTAGCATTTCTCCTGTAGTTGGATGTAATTCATATATACCCATATTAGCGTCGTTAACTCTTTCGTATTCTGGATTAATAATGTTCTTAGCTGGCCTTGGATCCATTAATCTTAATTTACCGCAATTCTTTGGAGCTTTTGCATAGAAAACACCAGAAAAGAAAGAATTCTGATGTATATGAGTGGAAAGACTATAGTTAGATGTTGTTATATAAGACCACATAGAAGTAATATAATGACGGTCTCTCTTTACTGCATAGAAGTCGAAAGCAAAAGCAGATTCTTCTATAATCATCTTACACAACTCAGAGAATTCTGTTAGCTCATGTAGATTATCATCAGTAACGAAATTATTATCATCACCTCTGTAGAATGTTCCTTTTCTAAGGTCTCTTATGTTTCTAGCAGCGTCTTCAATTCTATTACATAAACTTATATCTTTCACAAAACTCCTATGAATAAATGTAGGAAACAAGGCTATAGTGTTCATATCTTTAATTCTACCTTATAGATCTTATATCTAAATTTTTCCTCATTATATATTTTAACTCGTTCCATGAAATGTGTCAAGGTAAAATTACGTTTTGCCTTGTAGGTAAGATCATCTGCTATGTCGTAGAGAGTAGCAGCATCTTTTGTATCAGATTTACGTAGTCCACGACCAATTGACTGGAGATTCCGAACCCGAGACTTACTTGGGCTAGCAAATATAATACTATGCAAGTTCTTAATATTGACTCCGGTAGAAAAAGTACCAAAAGAAGCGACAATAATAGCATTGGACTCATTTTCAACTATCCTTCTTATCTCTTCACGATCATCTCCGTCCACACCTCCGTGAACAAAGAATATTTTACGATCTCCAGCTTCTGCTGAGATTTCATCATATAATATCTTACCATGTTTCTCTACGAATTGGAATAACAATAGTGTATTACCATCAAGAGATAATGCAAGGTTCTTGATAAACTTGTTACGCTTCTCATTACGAACAAGATAATCAATCTCAGATTGATAGTTACCCGAACGAGCAATCATCTTTCTAATTTCTTCAGGATAATTCAATACAATGGCTTTGATATTAAAGTCAGCCAAATGTTTCTTTTCAATTAACTCTGCAGTTGATATTACTTTTCTTACTGGTCCGAAGAGTCCTTCAAGGACGAGGCGGTGGGTTTCAGTACCATCCAATGTTCCGGTAAATCCAAAACGATAGCGGCATCCGGACATCTTATCAAGTATAGAAGTAAGAGATTTTGCTTTGAAGAGATGAGCTTCGTCTCCGATGATAACATCAAAGTTTGCAAAGAATTCTTTAGGTAACTTGTATATGCTTTGCCAAGTGCTGATTGTGACTGGTCTTGTTGTTCCCTTATCCTGTCCAGCGAACACACGATGAACAAACTTATCGGAGTTAAAACCATAGTCAGCAAAATCATTGGCAAGCTGACTAACAAGAGAAGTAGTTGGAACAATAATAAGAGTCCGTTTCGCATAATACCTCGTCAACAAATAAATGATAAAAGATTTACCAGAGGCTGTTGGCGAAAGCAATAAAGCTCTTCTCTCGCGTACAGCATGAACGAATGCATCCAACTGATAGTCTCTTGGTTGCATAGATGGATTAAGTTTCTTAACGAAGTCGTTTGCTTCTTTAAGTGAGAATTCTTCAGTAGAGAAATCGGAGAGATATTCTATATCATACTTACGCTTTTGACAGAAGTCTTCAACATATGACAATAGACCATAATAAAGCAATCCAGTCATAGGATTAAGTAAGCGTATCTTACCGTCCCATACTTTATTACGGACAGCTGGCATGAACCTGGCGCCTGGAACTTCGAAAGTGAATGCTTCACTCATCTCCATAACAATGCCAGGTTCAGCTTTTACTTTTAGATATACTTCATCGTGTTTTTCAATACCAATAATATCAGTCAATGTTATCTCATAAGGTTATTAGGTCATGAGTGAAGAAAGATACTTTACCCACGAACCAGCAGTTTCATTAATTTTATTTATTAGGTTCTGAATAAACTGCTTTTGGTAGTTTTCCCACGAATCAACAATCATTTTAACACCTTTTAGACCACCAAGAATAACCCAAGCCATAAACTGAAGTATTAGAAGTACGTACTGCATTAGTTTGCTCCCATAGTGAACTTCTGCCAGTCTATTGCAGAACGAATAACAAAATTTCTATTGATAATCGTTTTTATAATAGAATCTAACAAGTCCACTTTTTCTTGTTGAAGACTAATCTTAAGATTAAGGCTGATGATGTCAGGATCAGCGTCCATATAAACTGGAATATCTGATTTTAGTATTAATCCCTTTGCAGGTATTCTCCAGCCTTTGTCTTTCGTTTCTTCACTTGGACCCTGGGTATAGAATTCATATTTGTCCAATTTGAGCTGTTTCATCTCAGCTTCATATTTGCGTAACACCATTCTCTCTTTTGTAAAGATAGAGAAATACTTATGGTGCAACTTAGGTATATTTAGGGCTGCATCTCCTAATTCTGTCCTATCAATATTAACATCTTCTTGCCAAAGATCAAGTATATCTTCTAATTTCATAAATCTCTCCACAACGAAATAATATAATCATAATATATTTTAAATGAAAAGTCAAGCTCTATTAATGTCGTAGTAGGAGTATTTAAAAGTAGCAGTTGAATTTAAATAAACAACATCTCTATCCACTGTATTAAATTGAATACCTGTCAATGATACAGGAAAAGCATCAACCATAACAACTTCATAGTTTACTGCCATTGAAGATGA